GAGGTACCTGGCGGAATCGAGTTTGAACTGATTATCAATCTATTAAGCACCAACCGGTCTACATTCGGTTCATTTTTGGGCTCATTGTGGCTTCTTAAAGACGAAGGGATCTCCTACTCTTCTGAGCCTAACAGGCTGGCTTTCAGTTCGTCGTTGTCCAAATCTCTTTCAATCTGGAGCCGGCGGATTTCATCGTGAAAGATAGTGATGATATCCTGGTCAGAAAGGGGTTCTTTGTGACCCAGCTCAGATAGCAATAGCCGTGTTTCTCTATCCATATTTTAGCTAAAAATCATTGATTGATAATTAAGGAAGAAAAGGCCTCTCCTCGAGTTGAAATAGTAAGCTCTTTCGAATCTTCATAATCAACTAAGCCTTTAAATGCGTTTTCGACTTCAATTGGATTTGAATCTACTGTTGCTTTGTATTTTTCAAACTCATCTATGAATGAATCTGAGAACCCAAGATCATTTAGATAATTATTTGCTTTCATGGCTTTGCTACGTTTGTTCTTTCACTTCTAATTATTGAGTAATTGTCAGATGCAAAAATCTTATTAACGTTTGAATTTTCAAAGGACCAGTATAAAAAAGCCCACATCCTTCTCATTGCCCTGTCTAATCCTGCTATTGTTTCGGGATGTATTATTTTGAGCCTGCAAACATCATGGGCTACCTCTCTTGATATTCCATGGCTATGAGTTTTCCAGACACTATGGCTACATAGATTTTTGGCAATTTCCTTTGCCCTCATTTTTCTTTCATCCTCTGTTACATCCAATCCGGTTGATCTGTGATTCAACCAAGTCCTGAACTTGTATTTTGCCAAATACTCTTCAACAAGTTTGATTGAATATTCACTCATGCTGAGGGCATTCCCAACCTCCCTCTTGTCAATAGTACTCAACATATGAAGATCAGTCCAGTCTGGTTTTTTCCCTTCAGAGATAAGTTTGTCACCCCTATCCTTAATATCCTGGATAATTGTTAGAATTGCTTGAGCCGGAACAAAGTATCCATCACCATTTCGTACTTGTGGATCAATAGGACCAATTTGGGCATTTGTACTCATTATAATGTTGTCTCCAGACAAGGCAAAGATTGTTCCGGCGCTCATTGCCTTATCCAACAAAAGGAAGTCGACATTTTCGAATCTTTTTCTTAACGTGTTTACGAATGAGGCTACCTGTTGTGCTGATCCACCAGGAGTAACAATCGCAACGTCGATATCTTTAATATGGTCGGGAACAGTTGCAACCATCTCTCTGAAAGGAAGATCGTCAACATCGTCAATAGATACTGGTGTTTTTCTTGGAGCAACCATATTTGCAAAATAGCAAATAAGTGGCTTCTTTCGAATAGCCTCAACTTCTTTAATGCTCTTCTTCAATTCACGTATTATATCAACATTTTCAAGTTGATATCTTAGAAGGCTCTCAAATTCCCTACCATCACGCATGACATCAAGCGGGGAATTACCCATTGGCAAGATGGGGGTTGTTACCTTTGTTGGTAACATTCTTGTCGGCTTGAAGGATTTTGGTTTGTTACTCATAGCATCTCTGTCTTTGTTATTCCATAAACTTGACATCTGGGTATCGTTCCCTAATCCCAGACAACGTCTTCTGAATAAAACGATTAATTTGAACTTGCGATGGCACAGCAATTTTGCCCTGATTATTGTTAATAATAAACTCAATAATCATTTCTTGTGTGAGGACCTTTAGCTCAAGAGTTAATTGGGCGGCTAGGCTTTCCATTTCTGCTTTACTTCTTTCCATATTAGTTGATTTAAGTTATTCGGAAATGCTCTTATTATAATAAATTATTGGGATAGAGAATTTTACTTTCGAAGCAGAAGTGTTGCCCTTATTAATTCCGCCATCACCATCAATTTTCACAGAACCAAAATCAACACTAAGCCCAGCTTTGCCACCTTTTTCAGTTTCTGTTTTTAAACCTATCTCAAATTCAACTAGGTGAACTTTATATCTAGATTGTCCACTTTCTCCGGCATAATAAGTACTATCCGAATACCTTTCGGGTATTTCTGCTCCATGATCATAACCGTACATTCTGACTTCCTCAACTGCATCAATTATTTGATGGAGGGTCTCTTGAACAAACGTTTTGATATCCATTCTTTTTAAATTTGAATTAATCTCTATTCTTCCACCCAGTTCAGTATATTTTTAGCCTGCTTTAGGATTGCTTCCAATTCGGCCACTCTGGCCTCGAGTTCAACCACTCTTTGTTCGAGGTATTTATTTCTTTCAGCTAAATCGTCCATTGTCTGCTATTTTTGTAGCTCCAAATTATCATTTTCTATCAATGCTAAAAATTCACTAGCCTCAATAATGTTCTTGCAACCATAAAAACCAGCATGAGCATATATTATTGACCGAAGTATGTGTGGTACATCAACAAATCCAGAGTGTATGATAAATGTTTCCTCATCAGGGAAATCTACCTTGAGCAGTTTTACACCTAACTCTTTTGCATCCGTACTAATACTTCTAAAGCTTGGACTCAATCGAATTACTCCTTCTTTAGTCCTCAATATGTACGGTATTAGGTTAATTTTTAGCGTTTTCATTTGCATTACTTCAGGACTATCTGTTAAGGATCTCTAGGTTGTTTTCACCAAAAACAAGCTTTAAAACTTGCTCTTTGCGCTCCTTCTTCAATTCAATTTGAAGAATAGCCCTTAACTCTGATGATTCTTCACCAGAAAGGCTAGTTGCTTTTACCATTTTTTCCGGGTATGCAATTAAATCAACTAGACTCATTCCAAAGATGTTTGCGACTTGACATAACGTTTCCAAGTCAGTTTTTGTCGCCCCCCTTTCGAATCTTGCGTATTTAGACTGGGTCATTTTCAGTTGGTCAGCTATAGCCTCCTGGCTGTAACCTTTTGATTCTCTAATCTTTCTGATATTTTCGAGTATGTTTTCCATAATATTTAATTATACTCAATTGTTTTTCAGCCACTTAGTCGTATTCCGACATTTATCAATCATTTTCCGACTTATTTTTGTTGCGCAAGTCGATATTTGACTTATATTTGCATCGTGCATTTCGCGATTTGCATAATGCAATAAACGAGGAGTATAATCAAACCGCTCACTTTTAATAAAAAAAACGCAACAAAATGGTACAAAAAAAGCAGACCGAACCAATGACTTTCGCCGAGTTCTACGAGCGAATCAAGGCAAAACAGCCCACGCTTGAATTCAGAGAGCGGGTGGCAAACGCTTGTGGGGTAACAACAAATGCCGTGTCCAGGTGGCTGGCCGGAACGACTGTGCCCGACAAACTGAAGAAAGAAAAGATCTCCGAGCTTCTGGAGATTCCTGTCGATGTTCTTTTCCCTGATAAAGAACTAAACAATGAAAACCATGCTTCAGAATCTTGAGTTCTATACCACCCCCACCGGTGATGTGATGATTGTCGAGGATGGCAAACCCCTCAGACAATACAACCAGTCAGATCGTGACTTCACGGCATCGATGCTTGAGCTGATCAGCGAGTTCTATCCGGAAGCCTTCACCGCTCTCTCCAAGGCATATCTGAAAAGCCTTCCAAACAAGCCCTATCATGAATACCTGATGGTTTGCCGGTTCATCCGCTGCAATTTCGGAGTATACGACAACAGACCCGATGTGGATCCAAACAGCATCTTTAGGTTTGAAGCGGTACCATGCCCTCAACGTTGTGAATGCCCATTTGCCGGCGTAATCTGTTCGCCTAGGTTTAACGCATCTCTTTCCGACCGGGAAAGACAGGTCATGCGGCTATACTACCACCAAAAAAGTGAGGAGGAAATTGCCGATGAACTCTGTATTTCTCCACTAACTGTGCTTAGGCATAAGCAAAATGCCTTTCTGAAGCTTAAGCTGCACTCCAAGGCTGATTTTATTGCCTACGCAGCTAAAACAAGGATGTTTGAAGCCGAATGATATGGAAGCCTTCTTTTCAATAACCATAATCTTGCTAGGCATCCTGGCCCTCTACCAGTATGGGTGTAGATGCCAGATCCAGGAGCGCCTTGACGACCTAAGGGCTGACATCAACCTGTTGACCAGGGCAATCTGGGCTTCTAAGAAAGCCGGCAATCTAAAGCAAATCAAGGCTGAGGACGAACAAGTCCAGAAAATCTACGAAAATTACCTGAAGCTATTCCTAATTGTCAGAACCATAGAAAATTACAGAATCAACATCAATATTATGAGAAAAGATCAAGCTAGAATCGTTCAGCGCTGTCTGAATGATGACGAACCCGTGTTTGCCCTCCGTGGACAGGATGTTTGTGCCGTTCCGGCATTGGAAAAGTATTTCGACACCTGTGTCAGAAACGGATGCTCCCAGGAATTTCTCGATGAATTGAACGAAATCATCGAAGAATTCAAGCTTCACCAGAAAACCGAACCAACCAAACTCCCAAACTAGATGAACGAGATTATTTATACTGCCCCATACGTGACGGTCATACACGGATTAAAGAAGTGTTTTATTTCAAGACCAAAGTTGGGCACAGTCAACATCATTACCAATTTCAATCCAATTGAACAGCCGGTTTTTATTGCCTCCCTTAACGATGCCCCATCAATAGAATACGTCCGATCACTTCAGCGCTACAGCGAAAAAGAAGGCGGCGTTAATATCCAATTGAAGCCTAGCTGTAACCAGGACGAACTTAAAAGAGACATTAAGTCATGCCTCAATGAATTGATCGATGAATGAAAGCCTTTTCTACCGTATCCTGGAGGAAAGAATCGGTCGCCCTGAACTCTTTAAACCGGACAGGAAGTTCTACCTGGCCACCGGCATCCGGCAGCGGCGATTCGGCCAACTCCTTCGAGGGGATAAATCACCAACCGACCGAGAATTGTGGTCATTCTGCCATCAAGTGAACTGTTCAAGCCTGGATCTATTCCACGCCAGGCAACTTAAGATACCCTTCAACGACTAAGCCATGTACATATCCGATCAAGATAAGGAACGCGTATTAAGAGCCTCAGAGACAAAGCTGCTCGAGATCATTCAGGACTTCACACCCCTACAGCGGTCAGGAGCCTCCTGGGTGGGTAAATGCCCCCTGTGTGGAGAGGAAAGAGGCCTAAGCATCAACCCAAACAAAGATGGCGGTGTTTTCAAGTGCTTTAAGTGCAATCAGCTGACAGGCAAAACACCCTTGGACTACTTAATGAAGGGGCAACAAAAGTCTTTCCCGGATGCCATCAAAATCCTGGCTGAAAGTTGCAGTATATTCCTGGACGATCCCAAACCTGTGAAAGTCGCTAAGAAGGCACCGCTCAAACAAAAGAAAGGTAAAGCACCCCTCTCCGACTCTTTTTGTACAAAGATGCTGACTGAATCCGGATTGACTCCGGATGATGAGATGGCCACAAT